TACGCTGAACATCGCTAACAAGCTTCGGATCGGCTACCGGAACAATATCGTAGCTCTTTTCCTTGTAATCTTTCTGAAAGACCTTCTGCCCCTTGCCTTTGAAATGAAACTCGACCGAAGGCTCAGTAGTTTTGTCATTTGTAAGAAATCCATACTTGATATTTAGCTCGAATATCTTTTTGAACTCCGTTTTGAAGGCCCGGTAAATGCGCTTGAAAATGGAGCCGTAAACCTGTTGGCCCTGCTCGACCTGCATCAGCGAAGTTGCAGCCGGAGTATTGCCCGGTTGAGGCCCGCCCAGATTTACTTCCTGAGTCTGTGCAATGTCTTTGCCCGCCTGAATAAGCAGGACCAGGAGCTTAAAAAGAACGTCGGAAGGCTCCCGCACAGGAAAGGGAAAGAAGGCGTCTTTCAAGACCCCTGAACCGGCGTTTACAACCTTCCATTCATTCGGCTTTACCGAAATGGTTCCGCCGCCTTTTTTGCCTAACTGGATACCGTTTGACACAAACCCGCCGCCCGTATTCGCCATTGTGCCGGAGTCAAGCAACTGATTAATGAGTGTATTAACAGACTCATTAACAGCATTGAGTAAAACGCCAAAACCAATATCGTAAAAAGAGCCGTCAAGAGCAGGAATAAAAGGTATCTTCGTATAATACTGAATAGGCTCAATCCGAATCACCTTTTTGTTATCGTGGTTTATTCCAGACTCATCGAAACGCGCTACGATTCGAACAACCTTTTGCGAATCTTTATGGACTGTAACGACAAACGGCTCTTCATAGCCATCATTGTCAAGGTCGATCCACCTGTGCTGCTCTAAAAACTCGTAAGGCGGGTCTTCGTCTTCAGAATGCTCAGCATCAGGGTTTAAGGTATCAATATCAGGGTCAAGCCAAAGCCCTGAAGCGATAAACTCCCTAATATCGTTTTTATAAAAAGTTAATATTTCGGTGAGCCTTCGGCAAGTCTTCAGGTTCTTGGTCTTATAATGAACAACCACGTTGTCAGGAAGGCTTACTTCCGAAACATTGCATTTAAGAAGCGGCGAAAAGTAAGTTTTGCGATACAAAAAACCCACAATAGGCAAAACATGAAGCAGCCGGTCAGTATCTTCCTCCCAGTCTTCCATTTCCTCTGTTAGCTGCCAACTCATGTGATCGGCTACGCGCTCGCCTATCCGCTTCTTTTCACCTTTAGGGTCTTCGCCTTTGACGCGGCATTTTACAACATCGTTGCCCTTTATGATTTCAGGATAGGCCCGCGCCGCGAATTGAATAGCGGCAACGGTAACAAGCGGATATTTGACGTTTGACGCATCGACCCAGGGGAAGTTCTTTTTTTCGATAACCTGGCGGGCTATTTTCATAGCCTTATCTACATTGGTTTTCCACTCTTCCCTTGAACTTTCGTCAATCTCGTACTCGCGTATGACCTTTGCGCCAAGATCGTTAAGAAAGTCGTCTTTAAGGTCTTTGGCAATGTTTATCGAGTCGATCCAGCCGTGCAACTTTGCAAGCGGCTTTGGAACATACTCGGAAGGCTCGATGTTCGGCTCCGGGATATCGAAGCGCTGGCCTGGTTGCTGCATACCGGGCATTTCACCCGACTGCGGCATACCAGACTGCCCTGGCATATTTTGAGGAATTGCGCTCATTTATTTACCTGTTGTGGCGGATTAAACAAAATGCTGTTGTCAGTTCCCGATACTAATTGGCCTCTATCTGTCCACCATGGAGCGGTTGGACTTGCAAACTTGGAATCTCTTGAAAATGTTTCGTGATACGGCGTTTTCCAATAATCCGTGAAATGAAGCTTGCTGTCATTAGGATCAATGTTGGTTCTAGCCATCGGGCTATTTTCCAGCAAGCCCTTGAAAAAGCCTCGCATGTCGTAATCTCGATTGTGTTCAGCATCGGCGGGCTTGTTTGGATCGTAAGGCACACCATTTTCCTTACACCATTCCTTAAACAAAATCTCTTCAGCCGGTGAAAGCTCCGTAAAAAGCTCCTGTTGGTTATGAAGATAATAATCATTGGTCCACGGAGCATTTTTAAGAAGGTTGCCGCTCATTTATTTACCTTGTTCTGAGCACCGGCAACGGCCATTTTATGAGGAAAACCCGCTTTAATGTTTGCGGCCAAACTTCCAGACGGCAAGCCTTTAACCTTTTTCTTTGTCGTTTTCTTTGCCATTTCAGTAACCTCCTATTTCCGATCTTCCAGTTATTTTGTCTTCCTCTTCATCGTCTTTGTAGTAGCAAAAATCGCTGCAATAAATTTGCGCCTCTGTTTTTGTCTTAAATTGTTTATTACAATAACGGCAATATTTCAATCCCAGATCAATAACCACCTATTTCGCTCCTGCCTTGATAGCCTCGGCCTTCGTCTTCATCTTCTTCATTAAGTTGGCTTTGGTCCTTCGGCCCCCAAATTATCGTTGCCGGATACTGAGCGGCATCGTGAATGTGGGAATATTGATTTTTTGAAGGCTCCGGATGATAAAAGCCGGTATTTCCAATCTCAGGATACGAATAACCGCCCTCAAAGCCCGTAATAAGCATCGCGCAGCTTGGATCAATCAAAATTGCCGGTTCTCCGCCAGCAACCGTCTTGTTAAGTCGCCCCTCGATACATTCTCTTCGAATCTTGAAGGTCTGAATACCGTCATAAATTCGAATGCCGCAATGTTCCGCAAGATATTGCGCCGGTGATTTTTTGCGGCTGTCCCTGGTCTTACCCGCCGGATCGCCAATATGGATAAACTCTGTGTTCGGCGGCAAGTGCAGGCCCCACCACATTTTAACCGAATCTCCAAAGTCTTCGATTCCAATATCATCGCCGCAAAACTCTTTAAAAATCATCCACTGGCCGATACTGTTGATATACGTTGTAAGACAGGCCGGTGAAAGTCCGGTATTATCCCACCCGTTTACGACCTGTTTATTTCGCTTCGCGATCCCTTCAAGCACATACGGTAAAAGCGGCTCAGCCGCCACATGGCGCTTTCTCGAAAACGTAGGATAAACCACTTTGCCCGCAAACACTGAAAAGTCGATTTCCATTTCCTTTCGCCAGCGTATTCCTTTTTCGCCTCCAGGATAGCCTATAAGCGCGTTGGCCTTCCATTCAGGCGTAGCTTTTTCAGAATCGGCAGTATAATGAACCTTACAAACGCTCATGCCGTCTTCGGTCATCCAATGCGTTACCCCTTCAGGCGCTCCGGGTTCTTCTGCAGGCCGCATGTTACACCAAACCAGCCGGGTTCAGCACTTGATGCAAGAATAATTTTTCTTGCAGCAGCTTTTGCCGCGCCATAAGCGGCTTCAGCTTCGGACTGAAACGCCGCCTCATCTCCAAACAAAATGCTCGGAGTATATGACCGTATGATATCGCCGCCCTGCGGTATTCCCCACACAATAGAGCCGTTAGAAAAATTGATTTTGCCATAACTGGCGGTTGCGCCAGCGTCGCGCATCCAATCCGGCAACATATATTCCATGAACGAAATACGCGCCGTAACCCATTCCTTATTGTAAACGAGGTTTGCCGCATCCTCTTCTTTTTTGGATTGAGCAAAATTAAGTTCAAAAGGATGAAAACGAGCATCCCACCAAAGATAATAGCACATAAGCCATGTAACCATGATTTGACGAGACTTGGGAATGAATAAAATTTTGTCATTATGAATGCGCCAAAGAAGATAATGAATGTATTCTTTGTAAGGAAACGATTTGACTTTTCGGTTAGATTCTTCAAAACTGTCAAACGTCCAAACATAACGCTGGTCACTCCATAAAAAATAAAATGGATCAATCGCGCATTTCGCTATTTCAAGCTCCCTTGCCTCCTTTGATGAGAGTAAGAGCTTGTGGTGCTCCAAAGATTTGTTCATGCGCTCTAGCGACTGATTCGGCGTCGGTAGGGTCGTAGTCCACATTTAAAACCGTACCTTTCGTTTCAATAGCGCCACCATCTTTTCCGGTCAATTCAACTTTGTAGTTGTCTCGAAAAGCAGGATCATATCTTTTTGTAACAAACATCAAAAGAGTATCCGAGTATTCGACTATATATCCCGTTTGCCAGCCGTTGTAAAAAATCGGTTTTTTAACTCCGTGATAAGCTCGCCTGACCACTTCAGCAACAAGCTTTTCACAAAAACAAGCCTGGGCAGCTTCGCATTTGGCCTCAAATTCAGGATCGCTTTTGCGAAGTTGGTACATCCGCATTGAACTATAGGCTATTGAAGCAGCCGCAAGTGTGAAATTGTTGGTTTCGGCCAACTTTTCAAGATATTTGTCCAGCACTTCAGGCGTTAGCTTCGAGTAGTTCATACCTGATTCAGTCCATGTGGATCGTCCGGGTTTGTTGCCTGGACGGCTTTCTCCGCCGGGTCTTGAACAACACCGGTTTTCTTATCGAAGAGCGCTCCAATGCCCACGGTGGCTGCCACGATCTTGAGCTGCAGGTCCGCATCGATATGAACGCCGCACAGCTTGGCAAGTTCGGTCGATGCCATGCCGACGACCAGGCCCATGAGCTTCGTGTCTTCCCAATAGGGACGCCCAACGGCCTGGTCTTTTTTGTAGGTCCAGATCAGGTCTATGATCTTCCAGAAAGCGTCCATAATTATGCCCCAGGCGCAGGAGTAATCGTAGTGACCTGCTGGCTCGGCGTGACCACGGTTGCCACCTTTGGAGCGACCGCTGGACCCGGAGGCGTTTCTCCTTTAATGTGCGCTTCTAGTTCAGCCAGGGCGTATTTAGCCCTGTCGATGAACCCCTTGTCGTCCAAAGTGTTGCGCATGCCATCACCTACTTCCCGCCCGCTGCAATCACCGCCTTAACTGAGGCAATCGCAGAATTCACACCCTGGAATGCCTGCACTACTGCGGCCTGGTTCGCCGTCGCTGTGTTCGAATTTGCAGCAGACCCAACGGCATCAACAACACTGACGGCCCCTTGAGCAGCCGCAACAGCCGCCGTGGCGTCAAGCACCAGAGTGGAATTTCCGCCGACAAGGGGCGCAGCCGCCGCAATGATAGCCGGTAATGCCGATACCGCCCCGCCCACCCACTGATCAGCCCAGGTCTGGAATGTCGCAATGTCGGTTTGCGCCGTGGTGCTCCATACGCCAAAGCTTGCGCAGCCCACAACCATCGTTAAACCCAGTGCGATTGCCGCGATAAACGCCATGAAACTCTTTGCCGCCTTTCGTTCGAAACCGTTCATTTGCTTCTGTCCTTTTTGTAAAGAGGTTACAAT